TGCAGTGCTGCCTTGAGCTTGTGGACCAGACCGGGAGCATGACCGTGGTTCGCCTCAATGTCCGACTCTGAATAGTTGACCTTCGGATTCTTGTTGAATGCCGACTTGGTTGCCACAAAGAACTTCTTCGTCGTCGGATGATGGCCGAACACGATCGAAGGGGAACCATCGTACTTCATGGTCAGGGAAGAATCGTGCTTCCCTGCAGCCATGTGTTCGTGGGCATGGGTCAGAGCAGAATGGGCATGCTCAAACCCGGACTTGCCATGGAGGATCGGACGATCTTCAGCATGGTGGATATGCTTTAACTGCTGCGGTTGATCGGGTGTCTGTTCGAAGATGTTCTCCATATGGGCGGTTTTCCTATTTATACCGCCCAGATGCTATGCAAAATCGTAGTCCTTGTACCAGCGCTTGCCGGACATCCTCTTGGCTGCTACGAAGAGCTCGTACAGACCGGTCTCCTTGCTGTATGCCTCAACCTCCCACGGCAGGTCGTAGTACCCATAATTCCGAGTATCGATCTTCTTCTTGTTCCAGAGGACCTCGTGGTAATTTTCACCGTCCACCATGCGCTTTGAGTAGTACTGCTGGACATGAACTGTCTCATGGGCCAGACAGCGGAGAATAGCCGGAATGTTCATCCCGGCATCGATTCGGATCTCGAACTCGACATAGTCTTCATCCCACTCAAACATCATGCAGTCGGCCTTGGCACCGTACTTCTTGAAGAAGTCCTTTTTCAGCCTGATGGTCAGGAGGATAGCGCCAGAGCAACCCAGCATGTGCAGGTAGAATTTGGAGGCACTACGGATGAGCTGTTTCTGCAGCCGAGTGCCACCGACGATGTCGATGTCGAGGTTCATACCTGATGTACCCAGCGGCAGAAAAAAGTCCACGGAGTAGTGGTCATGACCGTCCCGTCATGGGCCGATGTAACGACCACTGTGCCGTGCGGTTCTTGGCTGGAAGGCTGACGGCCGGACAAGACCTCGTAAACCGAGCAGTCCTTGGCCGTCAGCACATCGCCAACCTCGACCGTCATATCCCTCGAATCAACGAGCTGCCAGGAGTTGAAGTTCATGGTTAGACGGTCTCCGAGATGTCGTAGTACTCGAGGTCGCTCTCGCGCTCGATCCGGACACGGGCCCGGGGAGACCACGCCTGGTGGGGATCCTCGAAGATGAAACGAGTATCGTCCAGCGAGGCGTCGCGGATATCGTGGCTGAACTCTTCAGTGATGTGTGCGTAGTTCATGGAAGTATTATTCGTCGGACGTGTTGATGAAGTTGTCGGCGTTGTACCGGTTGAGCTCGCGAGCCTCAGCGACAACCTCGCGCTCGGAGACCGGCAGGAGACCGGGGATCTCGACGCCCTTGCGCTCCTTCCGGAGCTTCATCAGGCGCTCGATGACCGCAGTCTTGTTGACCTTGAGACGACCGTTAGGGAGCTTGGTGGTGAGTTTCATCATGAGGATATCCTAGCAAATTACAGTGGAAAGTAAATCTCGAAGAATTACCTAAGTTGTTGATGGTCAGCCGGCGACCTTATTTTTCGCCAGAAGGTCGATGAGGTTCTGCTCGTGCTTCAGCAGGTACGACATGTAGGCCCCATTCTGGAGGTCAGGCGAGTACCGAAGCTCCTTGTTCAGCAGGGCGCGAGTCTCCTTCAGAGCGACCTGGACGCTACGAATCTGGTTGGCCGTCAGCGGCTGGGAGAAGACTTCGTTGAGGGTCGGTTTCATCGTCATGCCAATATCCTAGCAAGTTCTCTGCAAATGTACAGCTCTAAGAATTGTGTAAGTTGTTGATTACCAGCAAAAACAGAAGTGGTTGGCCACCAACAACTTAGGCAGCCAACCACTTCACCCGTAGGATGGCATTAGAAGCCATCCAGCCGCATTAGGCGCGCTTCTCGAGCTGGTACAACTTAGCCACCTTGCCGCGCTCGCCCGGCTGCTTGGGAGCGTTTCCAACCACCTTAGCGTTGGTCTTGATGTAGGTGCTGACATACCAGTGGTTGATGCCGGTACCGAGGAGGACCTCCTTGATGGTGAAGGGGCGGTCCGGGAAGGAGTAGCCATGGACGATGTCCATCGCCTCCTGCTTCTTGACGCCGGCACGCAGGTCCGAGTAGGTACGGGGCTTGGTGCTAGCCGTGGGGGAGGTGGTCGCAGTGGCGGCCACGCTGTTGGTGCTGATGGTGCTGTTCTTAGCGTTGTTCTTCATGGATGTAGTGATGAGGTTCATGGCTCCAGCCGGAGGAGGGACAGTCTGTTCGGTGGGGACCGGATCGGCCGGCGTGACCACCGTGCAGCTGAGGCCGTCGGCGTAGTTGTACGTGACGACCTTGACGTTAGGCTGCTTCTTCTTGGATTTTCCCTTGGTAGGCTTGACCATGATTAGATCCTAGCATACCAGAGGCCAAAGTAAAACTCATAATTGCGTTGGTCAGTAAATTGTTGGAGGTCAACAACTTATGCCGCAACAAAGTTCGAAATGAGTGGAAATACTGGAGAGATTGCCACAGCAACCTTCCTAGCAACGTCCATATGTTCTGCCTGCGTACCGTTGGTCGTACGGACCTCCACGTAATGGATGAAGGACCGTAGGGTTCCGGCCATGTACAGGCGAGACATCGTGTTGCCTTCTGGAAGGACCGCTCTGGCCTGCTCCTTGGCGATCCCATTGGCGATAGCCCAACGGTACACGTTCATAGACGACGAGATGAGTTGTTCCTGATACTCTCTCCAGGTGCTCTGAAGCTTGGCGTCATCCGTCTGCACGCTGTTCTGCCGGTTAGCAGGATCCTGCAAACGGGCGTCACGCACAATGAGTTCCATGGAAGCCGTCGGATCGGCGTACCGCTGCGAGAACTCCTGAAACGAGAACGACCGATGACGGAGGATCTGGCGAGCGATATCTCGTGTGGTCTCGATCTCCACGGTAGCAGAGACCATCTCCAGAGGAGACCAGTGCTGGTGCTTGACCAAATACTGGACGAGCCGATCAGAGGTCTGATGGTTGTTCTGGTTGGATGGGTTACTCACTCGAGCACAATACGCCACGAGCTCCTGAGGAGTCATGCTGGGGTCCTGATCGCCCCCTTGTGAGTATCCAGCCGTGTGGCTGATTAGCTTTACCTTTTGATGATCAAAATTCACGTGCGGGAGCGTTTATGACTTTATGAGTTAGGTAGTATGCAAGGACCTCTACAGAGTTCTTGGAGTACGGGATCGGGTTAGAAAAGATGTCGCCCTCGGCATCAATCTGCTCTTCGGTGAAACCTTCTAGGAACATCCCTCTGGCTTTTCCCATGTTGATGATGATCCCAGCAGCCGACTTCTTACGGAAGTTTGGGACGATACAGACACATCCGTAGTCCGTTCGGATGTACATCCGAGTCGAATGGTACTTCTCGGTCTCGTCTGCCACAAAGTCTTCGTCGATGTCGACCGACCGGTCAGGATAGTGCGCCGAGATGATATCGCAGATCTGAGAGCAGAACTCCTTGACCTTGCAATCCACCGACTCGAGTAGTTCGGTATGACGCCGAACGTCGTCTTCAAAGTCGTCGATCATCGGCGAAGCCAAGATTCGAAGATGCTATGGCATTCGTCCAGCAGGAACATAATACCGCTGATCCCGATGAAGAGCCAGACGAGAGGACCGGAGATGATGAACAACGCCAGCTTCTTGGCCTGATTTAGAACATCTTCGGAGTTGCGCATCCATAACGCAAGACCCACTGCCGACCACACGGTCGTGGCGGTTAGGATTACTCCATAGAGGATAATTTCGGGCATACTAGTTATTTGATGTGAGAATACGAGAAGTGCTCTAACAGGGCATCGATTCGGGCTTTCGCCGAGGCGTTAGCGCCGGCGGTCGAATACTCCGGAAACGGGAGGTGCTCGGTATGGCAATGGTTACAGAGCCATAGTGCGCAATCGTATCCTGCAGTCGATTCGGTCTCGCAACTAAAGCTTACTGAATCGGGGATACCATTATTGAGCACCGTACTCCGGAACGTACCATAGTCATGAACCATGATCGCTCCGGAGTCAGAGGCTACTGTTCCTGTCGGAGCTAAAACCAGGCGGTAGTTCACGACTGTGTGTTTTCGTTGCTGGTGGGTGCAGAGTCACGGTTTGCAGACGAGAATCCGCTGACCGAGTTGGCAAAAAAGTGGATGGTGTTGACGGTCAGGCGGCTTGATTCCTCTTGAGCGCGAATTCGCTTTTCCTTTTCTGTCGCGGTCGACTTGAGCGGCCCGAGATTGCCCTTGGGCAGCTTTCGGTGGATACCGCGGACGGCCTTAGCGAGTTCTACCAAGCGCTTGACGCGCTTGCGGTAGACTGACGAATTGAACACCTTCAGGGTGTCCGGATCACGTGGTGTGTTACTCATGGTATTTTGTGTGATAAGCTACTCAAAAATTGACCTGCTGACTGCAACGACCGCCAGATCGGGCGGCGAATACTCCGCCAGGCCTTCGTGCGGAAGATGAATCGATTGTACCAAAGACGAGCTTCTGCCGCATCTCGCTCTAGCCGCTGCCTATGCTGCTCTTTGCGATGGCTGTTATCGGTCTTCTCGAATGAGACCAGTTTCACTTCGGAAATTACGCCCTTGACGATAACGACGTCAAACTCGACAAAGCAGTCCCACTTCCCTTGGACATCTTCCCGATAGTCGTACATGCGGATTGTGCGAGTACCCACATCAATTTCCTCATAGTACTCGTCAGTACGGGACATGTGGCCAATCCGGCCAATCAAGGACTTTGACTTTGGATCTCCCTCTATCCATTCCTCGTTGCGGAACCGCTTCAAAAACAGCTTGCCGCCCTGAACCATGTACTCGTGCAATGCATTCTCGAGGTCCTTTGTCTGATAAGAATTGCTATTCTTGTCTAATCCAAGCTCTACCATCTCAGATGAGAATGGTAAGCTGTCTGCCCAGTTAATTGTGTCGAACATGCCCATAATCAGAACATCCTAATCGGTTTTTGTGCGGTGTACATCCTTTTATTACTCAAAGCTAAACTCTGAGAAGTTTTGCCGATCTGGCTGCTGAGGTGTACGGACAGTTGGCTCCTTTGCCAGAGTCTGTGCCTTGACCTCCACATCGTACAGCTTCATCTTGGACCGATCGATCCCGACGATGAACCGCTTGTTCGCAGTGGGATCATTGTACCGGTTCTTGAGCTGCTTTACGATGATCTGGTTCAGACGATCCAGTTCTTCAGTGGCAATCAGCGCAAACATCAGATCGGCAGTGGCCGGAAGACCGAACGACTCGGACGTATCAGTGAGCTCGACATCAGACGAAGCAAAACCTGACCGGGTGGTCTGAGTCGCAGAGAAGATCGGCACGTTGAACTCGACAGCCAAGCCACGAATCTCTTCGGCGATGGCCTTGATGAAGGAGTACGTATTGACTGCACCGCCAACACCCTTCATCCGAGCAGAAGCACAGATGTTGAGATAGTCGATGAAGATCACGTCAGGAGCGAAATCCTTCTTCAGCTTCAGCTCGTTCAGCAGGGCACGGAAGTGACCAGCATGAGCTGATGCAGTCGGATACTCCTTGATGATCAGCTTTCCTACAGTCGTCGAGGCGATCTTCTTGAGCTTGCCGGCAAACATGTCCTTCGACAGGCTTGACAGCTGATCGATCTGGACGTTCATGAGGTTAGCATCGATACGCTCAGCGATACGTTCCTCAGACATCTCAAGGGTAATGTACAGGACATTCTTGCCTTGAGCAAGAGAAGATGCTGCCACGTGACACATGAACAGCGACTTACCTACGCCGGTTCCGGCGAGAGCAATGTTCAGAGTCTTCCGCGGAACGCCACCCTTAGTGATGTTGTTGAACATCTCCAGGTCGAACGGCAGACGATCTTCGGTCCGATGGTAGAAGTCATAACGCTTCTCGAAGTCCGAGATGTAATCATGACCGACACTGTTGTCGAAGTTGATTCCAAGAGCCTTCTGCAGGATATCAGGAATGCCATCACGTGAGGCGTCCTTGCGGCGACCATCGATGATCTGAATAGACTCCAGGATCGCCAAGTGAAGTGCACGATCCTTGCACCACTTTTCCGTCTGGTCTAGAATCCACGCTTCTTCGACCTTCGGATTCTGGTCGATCAGGTTGAGAACCTGAAGCGCAGCCGGATATGTCTCCTCGGTGATAGTGGAGTCATTCTGGAAATCGATCTCTAGCGCAGACTTGGACGGCAGCTTGTTGTACTTGGCAATGAAGTCAAGGACAAGCCGGTAGATCGGGCGATGGCCACTATCAAAATACTCTGACTTGATGAACGGCAGTACTTTGCGACAGTAGTTCTCGTCATTGACGAGCTTCTGAAGAATCGTCTGCTGTAGTTGGTTCGACATGTGAAGGTTTGCTGGGATCGCCGATCTGGTACTTGCCGCTATCGAGGGCGTCCTGAATTATGTATGCCAGGATGTCGCCCGTCAAATTTGCAAAGGTACGATCGTTCGATAATGAATCTTTATCTCCCTTAAGGATGTAGTAGACGAATGATAGTTTTCCGTTTTCTCCAGACTCGGCTGTTTCTGTGACCTCGATTTTGACTGAGCCGTACCGGACAACTATGCCCTCGTACGGCGGGACTTTGATCTCAACGTCGTAGACAGCAGATTTGTCTGACATGTCTACGGCCGGCAGAAGCGCAAATGAGTCTTTGGTAATCTTATTCATCGGCATCCTCTAGTTGCTGGATTGCTGAACGGTATCCGACGGTGTACTTGTCCTTGACGAACTTCTTGAACTCATCGGACTTGAGGATAGGATCCCAGAACTCTGAGGTATAGGTTTCCTTCTCACGGAACTTCTGATCTTCACCCTTCTTGGAGTACCAACCGACAGACGGCTTGGTGACAAAGCCACCTTCCAAGGCGATCTCGAGCAGACCGGAGTACTTCTCGACGCCACCGTTGAACGAGACCGAGATCGGAATCTTGGACTTCTCCTTCACGAACCGGGACTTGTCAATGTTGATGATGAAGTGGTAACCGTTGAGGCCCTCGTCATCCTTGTCCTGCTGGCGCCCGAGCATCCAGACGGCATTCGCCGAGTAGTAGATGCCAGTACCACCGGACATGACGTCCTTCGAGTACATCTCGATCGTCTTGTAGCTATGGTTGATGGCTACGAGCGGGATGTTCTTCAGGGTGAGATATGGGGTCACCATGCGGAACAGACCCTTGAGCGCCTTGGCGCGGGACATATCGGCCACAGACTTCTCGTTCATTGCATCCTCGACTTCCTTCTTCGAAGCCAGGTTGCCGATGGAGTCGATCACCACGATCACCTTCTCGCCACGCTCCACGTTGTTGAGCTGGTTGACGAGGTCGAACTTCAGCTCCTCGACATTGGTGATAGGAGTATGAAGGACACGAGAGACGTCGATGCCGAACGTCTTGAAGTACTGTTGGGGAGAACCGAACTCAGAGTCGTAGAACAGCATGACCGCTTCAGGGTACTTGTTGAGGTACGCTGCGGCCATGATGAGTGAGTAGCTGGACTTGAAGTGCTTGGAAGGACCGGCCAGTACAGTGAGACCGGAAGTCAAGCCGCCGTCGAGAGATCCGGACAACGCCACGTTGAG